ATGGCTTCGATAATTCAGATCGGCGGTAAGTGGCGCGCCCAGGTACGTAAAAAGGGTCATCCGACCCAAACCAAGACCTTCACTACCAAGGCGCTGGCCACCAGATGGGCAACCGCCATAGTGGCAGAGATCGAGCGGGGAGACTTCAAGGATACCAAACCTCTGGGAGTTACGACCGTTGGCGACCTGCTGGACCGCTACGAGCGGGAGGCCCAGAGACTGGGGACGGCCAAGAAGGAGTCCTTCAAGGTGCTGCGGGCCAAGCTGGGGAATGTGACCCTGGCCGGCCTGACCGGCGCCAGGATCATCGAGTACACCAAGGAGCGCAAGGTAGCCCCGCCCACGTGGTCGATGGAGCTTTCCTACCTGAACACAGTGCTACGCGTAGCACGCAGCCTATGGGGCTTCTCGTTCCTTGGTGACCCTATCCGGGATGCCCGTGAGGCGTTCAAGATGCTGGGGGTTGTCACCACGCCCAGGGAGCGCACCAGGCGGCCTACCGAGAAGGAATTGGGGGCGCTACGGGCGCACTTCAACGAGCCGGGCCGGTACACGCTGCCTATGGCCGATATCATGGATTTCGCCATCGCAACGGCCATGCGAGCCGGAGAAATCTTCTCCATCACTTGGGAAGACGTGGATGCGAAGAAAAAGACCGTAGTCATCAGGGATCGCAAAGACCCCAAGCGCAAGGCTGGCAATGATCAGGTGGTGCCGCTTCTGCCGGCTGCCTGGGAGATCATCCAGCGGCAGCCTAAGCCCCATAAGGGCCGGATCTTTCCATACATCGCGGCGACCATTTCGACCACGTTCCCCAGGGCCTGCCGGGAAAAGAAGATTGTCGATCTACGGTTTCACGACCTACGCCATGAGGGGACCAGCCGCCTGTTTGAGATGGGCTATGGCATTCAGGAGGTGGCCATCTTCACTGGGCATCGTAGTTGGAATCAGTTGAGGCGGTACACGCAGATCAAGCCAGAATCTCTTCACCGATAACTAGTCGTCAGCCCCTGGCCAGTCGCACAATCTGACGCCCAGCTCGTTGTGAAACAGGATCTGCCGTGCCGTTCCGTCCGTCAGCACATCATGCTGGCTGATGAAGATCGGCATGGACACCATGCAGAATTCAGCCCCCGCCGGTTCCTTTGTCGCGCACCCAGTTGCGATTAAGCTCAGCGTTAGCGGCGCCGTCACCCATGCGATTGACCTTAGCGTGAACATCTCTGGATTCCTTGGCGGCCTCTACCGCCTGCTTGTTGATCTGGTTCCGCACTTCCTGGCGGCCGTCTGACTTGCCCTTGAGGCGCACGCCGAAATAGGCCAGCACAATGGCTACACCTCCAGCCAGATACGGCCAGAACTCGCCTAATAGCATTTGAATCATGGCGTCTTGTCTCCGATAGATATTGCCTTATCAGCCGTTTCCCCGAGATACAGGGCGCGCTCAGCGGCACGCCGGCGCCGCAGCCCCTTGACGGACTTTCCTCCGGCCTTGTCCCATCGGGGGAACTGGTCAGCAGCCAGTTGAACGTCACCAGCATTGAACAGGCGCACCAGCGTGGAATTAGCAAAGGCGATAGCGCCGATGTTGTATGCCAGGCTCACCATCGCATCGAACTGGTACTGCGTGGCTACGCGGGTCAAACACTGTCGGACGGACGGCTCGAAGTCCCTGGCCAGCCGGTTGCGCAGACGTTTTTCCGCCTCTTCCTGGGTGATGGCCATTCCTGGCTGGACGTTTTCCGTATCGCCGTACCCAATCGTCCAGATGCCTACAATGTCCCGGTACGCCTCCAGCCGGCAGCCCTCATAGTGCTTGATCAGGCTTAGGCCCGCTGCCCCCCGTTCTCTGCCTGTCGTCTTGCCTCGGTGAGTTTTCGCTGGACGTAGAACTTGCTGAGGATGCCCCCGACGATGAGGGCAACGCCGAACCCGTAGACAAACCAGGGCGGGAAAACAGCCCGAATATCGTCCGGCAGATTTCGCCAAACTTCGATAGCAACATCGGTCATGCTCCCAAGGGCAATAAAAAAGGCCGCCGCAGCAGCCTGGAGTTGAACGGAGTGCGAGCGCCACAACGAGCGCCATTCAGGGACTAGCCTCATGGCCTATCCTTCTTTTCAAGCGCACGAATGCGCAGTTCATGGTCGTCCAGCTTGCGGTCAACAATGGCGAAGTCGCGCCGGGCCTCCCCAATCGTGTATCGAGTCTGGTTGTCCACATCTATGCGTCCTTCCAACCGTTTTACAGAGTTATTCAGCGTTTTCATCTGTGATTCCGTAACGGCGCTGGAAGCCTTCATTTCCCCCTTGAAATCGCTGAACTCCTTGCCCATTCCCTGTATCCCTTGATTCAGCGACCACCAGAGGCCTGCTAGGCTGGAAAAGATGGCCAGAGCCAGTGTTATCGCCCAAGGGCGCAGCTTGAGTCCTTGGAACTCATTGGCTTCTTTGTCTGACATATACGTTCCTTCGGACGCAGGTATGCCTTACGGCGGTAGTGAATAAATCGGCCTCGGTTATAGTCTTGTGCAAACTAGACCTATGGCCAGAAAATGAAAACGATTGCCGCTCTTGTTTCCGTCGCTCTAATCGCCATCGCTGCATGGTGGGTTGCGCGGACCGATCAAACACACACTGCTCTCGCTTTGTGTCCGTCCATCGAAACCCCTTGGCTACTTCAACCTGTTACCAAGGAGCAGCGCGCAGCCACGCTGGAGCAACTTCGCGCACCGCTCGCTGAGCTTGAAACGCAGTGCGATCAACGTTTATGGCTGAAAGCGCTCGCATCCCGGATTACGGCGCCGGCCAAATCCGAAACAGAGAGAATGGTTCTATGGGCTGACTTCCTACAGGTTGCGCTCTTTCACTCCTGTAATGCCCCGCTAGATGAGCAAGGGCAAGCCATCTACAGCCCAATCTGGATGATTCAGCATCGTGGCGTCCAGTGCGGCCAATCCGCCCGAATCTTTGTGGATGGAATGACCGCGATTGGAATGAAAGCCAGGCTCATTCAGCTGAAGAATCATGTTGCGGCTGAGGGATGGGCGGATGGCAGGTGGCACTTCATAGACACCGACGCCCTCAGTGATGGCGAACACATCAAGAAATCAAGCGGTAAGATCGCATCCGTATCTGCGATCCTGAAGAATCCTTCCATTCTCAAGGACTACACAGCCGGCCAAGAACTGTTCAGGTATCCGATCTGTACAAATCTTGGGTCCATCACGTACGAGAGCGCATTCGAACACCACAGATATCCGGATGACACCTTGGACACGCCGTATGTGATCAAGAAGACCGCCACGCCGGAGCAGGAGCGTAATCACTATTTCGGCTGGAACTACTACGAGAAATGCCGCTTGGAAGACGCCGGATGCTTTAACTAGCAGGATCTGCGGGAAGATAGGCAGTCACTCGCAGATTGAAACCGTAAGCAGCGGTGGAGGGCCACGAAAGAGGCGTGTTCGCGGTCCACTTGACCTCAAAGCACTTGTTTTGGTCGAGGGGAACAAAAGTGCCGCCGACTGACCTGGAGCCGTCGCCAATGCCAACCGTGATGGTCTGCATGGTGTACGCATAATCGGTCGTCTCGCCCTTTGCCCGGAACGCGATGGCAAGGTCGCAAATGCCGTTGTAGGTATCGCCACCCGTAATGATGAGCAAGCCGTCCAACCGAACAGCCACGGCATCAGACGGTACATGGCTAGACAGGTTCACCGTTGACCACTGCCCCTGCGGGTACTGTGCCAGCCCATACCCTGTGGAAGTATTGACAAACAGCGGTAGCGTCATGAACGAAGACGGGCCGCCTTTGGGGATTCGTAGCGCGGAGTTCCCCACCCAGTCCGTAGCATTTGTGCCAGGCATATCAGTTCCCCATTGTCCTTATACGAGGACTGCGAACGCAGGCACGGCCGGACGCCCATGCTCTGGGAAGCCATCTGAAGATGGCCATTCACGAAGCTCCTGAATATATCCAAGAAGTTCTCGATACTGAGCGTCAGTCAGCGACTGGGTCACGCCAAGATCCGATTCATCGCGGTGTCGATCTCGCAGCCATGCCACGCGAGCGATCTCGCTATCGCGCCAAGCTCGGGCGTGATTGGGGTCAGTCTTGCTTTCACTGGAAGTGTCGTCGGCCCATACCGGAAGACCATCGGGTCCGCCGATTCGGCGCTTTCCAGCCGGAGGTGTGAGCAAAGCGAATTCCTCGAAGATCTCGGAATCCACCTCGACAGCATCCGATGGCCAGCCAATCCCGGCGTCGTACTGATTCTTGAGTTCCGCCGGGAAAAATGAGTTTAGCGTTGCACTGTAATGCATGATGAATCCTCCTTAGTAGCCGATCACCAGAACGCCCGGCACCAGCACCGCATTGCCGCCAGAGGTAGACGCGTTACTAACGTCTACAACAGCGCCGCTCGTGGATTGCGAGACCGTCGTGGTGTAGCCATGAGTCCCTGACACATAGCGGCACGTCGCCACCGCAAACAGCGCGGAATTCGGAAAAGGAATCGGAAACGAAATGGCGATATTGGTGTTGGAAGTATTCTGCGGAACGGTCTGCCGCGCACCGGACGCCCATTGAAAGATGAGGTTGTTCGGGAGGAACTGAACGCCGTTCGGCGTCTTGGACTGCCGCGCCCCTGAGAACGCGTCCGCCAGCTTCTTGGGCGTAAGAGCGTCTGTATCATTCGTTAAGGCTTGGGCCAGCGCAGTGGTGGCGATACGGATAACGCCTTGCTGGGTTTCAGTAGCCGCATTGGCCCGCATATATGCCAACAAAGCTGCCTGGAAATTGGCAAGAAACGTTGCCGCATCGCCGTTGTCCAGAACATCCTGCCCAGAGTTGTTTGAGGTGAACGCGCCAACCATAGACGCGACGAATGCCGCCTGGCGAGCCGCCTTGTTCACCAGCTTGGAGCGTGCCACCCCGGGGACATTACCGCTAATCCTCTGAGAGTCAGCAAGGTATTCTGCCTGCGTAAGGGTGTTCGTATTGTCTGTGGCGAATTGCAGGAGATCGTTAGTTGCCATCGTTAGGCCCCTGGTGAAATTTCAATGCCCCAGTTCCCGACCTCCCACCCCGCAAGAGCATCGCTTTCTGCGTCCCATGCGAATAGAGGGCCAGAAACTGGCGTTATGGAGTAAACCTTGATCCTCACGCCTTCCGGCTTGAGTGGTAGATATCCGTTCGTGAGCAGCGATCTTGTGACGATATCCAAGGGTTGGCCAGCGATGCCGACCGTCATGGACATGTCCTGATTGTCCTGAATGATGATGTAGGATTGCCCGCTGAACGCTGAATCCCAAATCTCATACGCGCCTGGAATGCTTCCATCCCAAGAATTGGCTGCAACCTTCGCTTTCAGCAACGTGCGGTATGAGTCATCAGGAAGGGAGATCAACCCATAGTCCGGATCAAACTGCCCTTTCCAAACGCCCGAGTCCCAACCCACATCGACGGTGTCATCCCAAGCGAAATAGACACCCGTCAAAGGGATATCCACGTAGCGGGATCTGCCGATCCATTCCCCAACCTGATCCAGCTGCACGCCCACCGCCGCATCCAGGTTGAATACCCCAATGTAGGTATTCAGGAATTCCTGCAATGACGAGAAAGGCTCGGTGTTGTTAAACACCACGCCCATGTAATTGGGCTTCTGGTTATGCTCACTGGTGATCTTGGCCGTGTACTTATTGTCAGCCATGAACGCCTCACGGAGTAACGTTGACAGTGATATCGCTCAGCTGGCAGTCCGCCACCTCGGATATCGTGATGACCACGTTTGCAGCGCTGGGCGTGCCAGCATCACGAGCCACGAGGACCGAAACAATATCGAAGGTATCGCCCGAAGCGGTGCCAGGCAGGTTTGCCGGGGTGTAGAGCTTCGTGTACAGCACGTCCGTTCCGATACCAAGAGCGTTGATGTAGGCCGCTACAGCCGCCTTGATCTGGTCTGCGTAGGGCGTCGAATAGCCTTGCAATGCCTGAATGTTCACGACTACCTTGATCGGCACCACCGTGGGGCGGAAGAACCTGATCGTGTTCGGTACGCCGTATTGGTCGTATACCGTAACGGAGGTTATTCCGTAGGTGTACGTGCCGGGCGTCTTGTGAACCGCGATAGCCTGGGCAATGTCCGTGCTGCTTCCGCCTTCAGCCACGATTGCGATGGAGTGCGCCGGCAGGCCATCAGCTGAGGTTGAATTCGTGTCGTTTTCGTAGCCCTTGAACCGGGTGACCCCACTAACGTTTCCAACGGCGCCAATGGTTCCATCCAAAACCGACTTGGAGGGCAACGCCGTGGATACCGTTTGGCGAGCGCGAAGCTCGGCATCGGATTCCACCGCCACACCAGGCGTTGAGGCCAGAGGATTGGTGACCGTCTGCCACCCCAAGGTAGGCGTCCCAATCTGCGTAATCGTGTTTGGAGCGGCGTTGATCGCGCCCACATTTTCAGCCGTGGCGGTAACCGATACCGACCCGGACAAAGGGACAGTGACGGAAGAAGGCAACAACCACGTATTGCCGAACGCATCCACCGCCTGACCATTGCTGATTACCGTCCCAGCCTGGCCGACGATGGTAAGGTCTACCGTTGAATTCGTCGCCGTGCGCCGTCGGATGCCGTTGATCTTGACGTTGGTGGACAACCCTACTCCCTGGGAGGTCGAAGGAGAGAACGAGTTGTAGACCGCCGAAGACAGCGATACGCAGTCATAGAAGGCCAATGCAAAGACGCCAATAAGCTGGCCGTCTTGCGAATCCGCCTCCAGATAAATATCATTGCCGTAGATCTCGCGGTACTTCCCCTTGAAGTAGTCCACCACATCTTGGTAGCTGGGAGCGTGAAAGCCCGTCGCATCAATGTACGGAGTGATCGGGGTGCTCATATCGTCTGCTCAACCTGTGTTTGTCCGTACTGCGTCGTGATCGTGGCGGCCACGGATAGTTTGCGTGCATCCCGATCCAGCGTGCTGTTGTACTCATCTATCCGAACCACGCCAGTGGTATCCAAGATGCGAGCCATCAGCACCGCGTCGTAACTGTTCTCTGTATTGCGGCCCAGCACAAACGGAAGATAGGGCGTCCCATCTGCCATGTTGGCGAACCATTCATTGGTCCAGAGCTTCAATCTTGTTGCCACCGCTTGAGCTGGGGCATCCGGTACGTCTCGATAGAAATCTGCCTGCCCATTCCCGAAGACATAGTCTCCGTTCTCGTCTAGCTTTCGATATCGCATATCAACCTCACGCAACAGGGCCGGAATTTCCAGAACCTGGCTGGACGCCAGAATGAGCATGGGTATCGTCCACACGCTTGCCGTTGGCGATGATCTGACCGACAACACGCAAGACACCGGTAATAGCTGCGGCATCTCCGCCGGCGTCGGTACTTCCGTTCAGCCCTGCCAGGAACGTCAATAGTCCACGGATGATGACCTGATCCGAGAAATCCGAGGTTGGCGCCACAACCTCAAGCCCACCAGGGGCAACGATCTTTACCTTCTGCGTTGATGGATTCAGTTCAATGAAGGTGGACCCGTCATTGCTGCGAAGCTGGGTTGCCGATGTGCTGATACCACCTATCTTTGTTAACTGCGAGAAAGGGCCAGGAATTGCCACCGCATCACTCAGGCTATGCATGCGCGAGTCGATGGCAGGGCTGACTTGCCCCGTTTGCCACCAGCCATCAATACAGCGGCTGGAAAAAACCAGCATCACCTCGTCGCCGGCAGATATGGGGAACGTCAGTGTGCAATTCCCCCCACGGGGAAAAACAACCGGCACATCCTCCAAAACAGGAAGGTCAACTGTCGAATACGCACCAGTCGAAGCTTGCACAACCCCCTGCACAACCGGCCGAACAGAGACGGTCACCGCCTCGGGATCAAACGAAACTACGATCCCCGGCATAGCCGTATAGGTCGCGGCCTGCCGCGCATCCATTGCGGCGCGCATCGCTTCCTCTGGGTCGTTCCAACGCTCACGTCTATCCATTGTTCGGCACCACCGTAAGAATTGATCGGCTAATCGGCGCCGTACCATCGATCGCCTGGCAAATGGAATCTGTGTACCAGGCCTGCCCCCTTGTATCGCCCATGTGGGTCACTGCAAGGGTCTTGTATTTCCCGTCATTAGCCACACTGGGGAAGTAGTTGATCGCCGTATAGGCAACGTTGATAGGCGCCTCAAGAATGCTTTCGTTGTCGATCTCAATGGCGCGGCCAATGAAGATATTCGGGTTCAACAGGCATCGAACATGGATACCGTTGATGGTCTGTTCGGGGAAACCGATCATGCCGGTCTTGGCAGTCAAGACCACCGATTGTCCTTCGACATATCCAGAAATCGGGATCAGGTACAGCCGGTTGTCATGGATCGACCAAGAACAGCCAACCATCGCCGCCAATTCCCTCAAGCGATCTCGCACCATCCCATAGAAAGACGTAGCTCGCGGATAGACAGTGGCGGGAAGCGGTGGCGCGTAGCCAGCAGTAATGCCGTACTTCGACAATTCCTTGAGCAGCGCGCTATACAGCTTGGTGGCAGTCCATCCGGCGGCGAGAGTGAACTTGGCTACGGCGAAGTTGTAGGCCATATCCCCAGTTGCGGCGACGATATCCAGATACTTGTCAATCGAAGTCTCTTTGCCACGGCGGATTTGCTTCACATCGCCTACAAAGATCGTCCCGAAGTTGCCCTCGTAACCAGCACGAAGCGTCACCTTCGCGAATTCTTTCTGTATCCGTTGGGCGGTGTTGTCGCTCAGGTTATAGACCCGAATTTGTGCCGCAGCTGGGGTTTGCACATCTGCCGCCGAGATCGAGAACTTGAAATGAAGCTGGGAGATATCCAACTGATCCCCAGCTGCGTTCTCCAGGACCAGAGACGCCTTGCGTAGCCACTGATCCGCCATCGCTTACTCCGTAACGTAATACATCAACGACTCTTGCCCAAGGCCCGCGTAGGTCGGGTAGATCAGGGCCGCGCCATCGGTTAGAACCACCAGCGCGCCACCTATCCCTAGGTAGTCGAACTGCCGAAGCAGATTCACTCCCGGGATAAGAGGCATGCCGCACAGGATAGGGTTGCTCAGGCTATCAAGGATATCCAGCACCCAGCCCTGTGGGTCGCGCCAAACAATGCGGAATCGGTATTCCACGTTCGATAGCACGATCGGGAACGTCTGAGCGCGATTGGCCAACGGAATTTTGAAGACGTTCATATGGATAGCCCAGGCAGGCCCTCAACGGTATTTATCCCATCGGGGATGGTTTCCAGCGGCTGAGGAGTCGCCACAGGGAGAATCTCAACCGGCCCTGTGACCTCTGGCGTGGCTTGATCTTCTGTAGGTGCTGCCGTAGTAAGGGACGTTGGAACAATGATGACCTGCCGGCAGATGGCAGAGACATACAGCACATCATTGGTCATGATGTTTGTCTCAACCTTCAGGCTGACGATCAGCATGTTGTTGTACGCCCGTTTTCCCGTGATCAGGTCGAACGGTTCCCGAGACTCCTGTAGGGTCAGCAGCTTGTTGTAGACCTCCTGTACAGAGATCGTGCGGCCACCAAACAGCGTATTGATGATGGCTGAGCTATCAGACCAGCCATACCGCAACGACACCTCCGCTGGCTTCTTGAATGCATGGTCAGAAATCGCCGCCCCTTGCTCTACAGGGTGGTCAGTGATGATCAAGTCATCGCTGTGGATCTCTTCGACCGCTACATCCGGAATCACGTCCCCGATCGAGCGACGACGACGGATGAAAATTGAGCTGAGAACGTCACCAATAATCATCGCGTCGCGCCTCTCAAGTTCCGAATTGCGTCAGACCCGATGGCCCGCTGCTGCCTTGCTACCTCGTTAGCCGTGGCATATGGGTCTTCCGTACCCGCCACGCTGATACTCACGTTCTGGGTAAGTTGGACCGGCGCCATCCCGGCCGCTTGGTTGATCATGTCGTTGCTGTACGGGTTGCGCCCGTTCTCATACTCGACAATCCCACGGATCAATGCCGCCAATGCAGCGGGATCGGAATTGACATCGAACTGAGTGTTCGTGTCGATACCCATTTTCTGCGCCAAGTAGTTGGCATAGGCTCCCGTGTTGTTCTCGCTCGCCGGCGCGTAGGTATTGACGATGGACTGAATGCTGTTCAGCCCGCGCTGTCCATAACGTCGCAGCTGCGATGCCAGGGCATTCAACCCTTCCTGAGCGCTGGAAAAGGTCGCAAAGCGCCCGTTGGCTTCTTTGCTTGCCCCAGTCTGACCGACATAGACCAGATTCCCTGGGTTGTTATTTCGGATACCGCGCGGCTCTCCAGACAAAGGAAGAGCGTTCTCAGGTGTAGGGGCGAAATCTCCTGACTCTGTGCGAAGTGCTTGGCGCGCCTTCCGGCGGTCCATCATCCGCTTTATCGCCTCACTAGGCAGATATTGACCGCCAAGTAGATCCGCAGCAAATCCAACCAGATCGGATGTTTCATCAATCGACGATTGCAGGAACTTGCGGAAATCGCCGGAGCCAAACTCTTTGAAGATCGGCTCAATCTTCTTCCAGACTTCCTGGATAGCATCGCCAAGACGCTTAAATTGCGTAGTGGCGTCACTGAAATCCAGCTTGCCTATTGTTCTATCGACCTCATCGGCGAAATCGCGAACGAACTTTACTGCGTCCTTCAGTATTGGGCCAATCGTGTTGCCGACTCGCCCAAGCAAATTCAAGAAGCCGCCAGCCGTATCCCCGAGAAGAACGATGATCTCGTTGATCTCTTGGAAGTTCTCGCGCACGAACTTCTGGAAGCGCTGGACGATATCGCCCAGGCCCTTGAGCAGACTCGTACCGGCCTTTTTAGACAGGATGTCGAACGTCGCACCCAGAAGGCGCAACTGGTTCATGAACTCCTTGCTGTCCTTCGTCGCGTCTTCGGTGTTAAGCCCAGCTTCCTTGAGCATCGCCTGATACTCAGAACTGAACTCACCCAGGCCGCGCTGCAAGGCCATCAGGGTATTCTCATCGATACCCAGAACGTCCGCATAAGCCTTTGCCCGATAGTAGGGCATCGCCTTCAGGCGTTCCCCAAGATCGGTCAGGACCTCCCCGGTGTCCCTTAGCTGTCCGTTTGCATCACGGGTCTGCACCCCGATGCTTTGAATCAAGTTCTCCGAACCAGGCGCGCTACGGATCAGACGCGCAAGGTTTTCCAGCGAACCGCGCAGAGCATTCGCCGAGGATCCAGCCTGGCCAGCAGCAAAGCCTAACGCCAGGATGTTTTGCGAAGATGTTTTGGTGCGCTGGGAGGCGTAGTAGATTTCCTCCAGGCCCGCAGCCATCTTCGCCGTAGCAGCGACGACGGCAGCAGCCGCAGCAGTCGCTGCCGTACCCAAGGCAATGACACGCTTGGTGGACTTTTCGACCGTTTCGACAAAACGGCGCTCGCCTTTGTCGTCAATTTTCCAGCCCAGGCTGACCAGAAACTCACGGATGACGTCCTGATCAGCCATTGGCTAGCCTCAATTTTTCCAAATTTGCTGCCCTCACATCAAGGGCGTCATTCATGAGTGATACGTCGGCAAGATCCAAGCTGCCATCTTTCAGGCTCTCGTACTTGCACATCCCTTCGAGAACTGGCCGGATAAGCCAATCCTCGCCACCCGGGAGCGTTTCGACGCGCACCCCCGAACCAGCGCTTACTGGCCGGCGGTAAGGAGTGCGCCGAAAGTATTTCCCAGGTTGACCTTGATGACCTCGGCTGTCAGACGCAGCATGTCAATCATCTTCAAGTCATCGAACATGAGGTTGCCAGAGCTGAACACGGGGGCCGCCGTCTTATTGCCAGTCTTGCGCGAAACGACTTCCAAGCAAGTCCCGATGATCATCTCGGTGTCTTCATCCGACAACTTGGACACCGCCAGGACCATGGGTTCCACGGCCTGCTTGAAGTCAAGCGGCTTGCCATCGGATGCCATGGCCATATCGGCCAGGCCCGTCAGGATCGGCGCCACACGTCGGGCGACATGCAGTTGCTTGAATGCGCTCAGCTTGCCGATGTAGTACTGGTGGCCACCGTATTCAAAATCACTCATTTAGAAAACCCCCTGCGTCTTGTCGATCTTCCCAGCGTCGAACGTCCATTCGACAATCTGGCCTTCCTTGGCGTACACCGCTTCCGGCTGCCGCTTGAACGCCACGCCACGGCACACCACCTGTTCACCGGTGCCGGTGATCGACACGGTGATGATGTTCTGGCCGTGCAGCAACGAGCTGGCCGTTTGCGCGTTGTAGGCAAGCTGCAACTTCGCGTTGACCGGGCTGGTCTTCAGCACGCGCACAGTGACGGTGCCAGACTTGTCGGCATGCAGCGAGTGCATGTACTCGCCATCCGCACCCACCGTCATGGTGTTCTTGTCGCCCACCGGCGTGATAGTGATGCCTTCTTCGGCCGTACCCGCGCCATAGCCCAGGTCAAACACGCCAGTCGGGCCGGTCAAGGTGGCATTGACATCAATGAAGCTATATGCCTGAGTCATCTGCTACCCCTTAGCGATTGACGTTGATGATGATGTTGACGAAGTGCACCGCGCCGGCCAGCTTGATAGCGCACTGGATGACGGGCGACTTGCGGGCCTCTCGATCAGCTTGCGATTGCGTAGCGACAGGCGGCGCATAGGTGTAGTAGCCGGCCGACAGATAGTCGCCACGGTTCAAGGCGCCGAAGCCATCAGCGTTCCATTGACCGGGGGCAACCAGGCCATTGGTGACTGCTTGGTCCATCCGCGAGTTGATCGTATTGACGATCTGATTGATCCCGCCATCCGTCTGCGGGATCTTCGTCGTGCTGGTGTACAGCAGGTTGTAGACCGCCGTTTGCACATCGTTTTGCAGCCAGTCCGTACCGTGCACTTCGTCGAAGAAGTACCCGTTGGTCATCACACCTTGCTGGATGATGGCTGTGTTGTTGTTGTAGTTGACAAAGACGTTGCAGTTCTTCGCCGTCAGCGCCGCCGCCTGCGATGCGGTCAGGTTCTCAGCGGTCACGGTCGGCTCTTGCTTGAACTTGAGCGTAATAACCGTGTTGTTGCCCTGGAAGTTGACCGTAAACGCACGTCCGTACAGCGAAGCCGATGCATAGGGCGAACTGGACGAATACTGGATGAACGTGCGCTTCAGGTTCGCCGCTTTCAGCTTGCTGGCGATATCCGTATCCAACGTTCCATCCAGGATAGCCGTGCTTTGCGACGTGACGCCATAGATCCGGGTCGGGCTGGCCGACTCGATGTAGGCACCCACCGCCAAATGGTCGGCATCGGTCACCGTCGCCGTGGTGGCGGTCATCGAGCCGTACCAGGCGGTCGAAACGTCACCCAGGGCCTGATAGGCCGCCAGCATCGTCTCAGCGGCAGCGCCAGGCACCGGCACAGCAGATTGCGCTTGCGTCAGACCCAGCAGAGCGGAAATGTCAGTTCCGCTGGTGTGCGCAGTGGCATAGCCCACCGTCGAGGTAGCGCCCGTGGTCGAGCTGGTCACCACGAAGCGCGAATTCACGCCATCCCAGGTAACCGTGCCGCCAGTCAGGCCGGCATTGACCTGAGAAGCCACACCGTTCAGGTTGGTCTGAGCCGAGAAGTCAATCGCGGTCAGGGTCTTGGCCGCGCCATCGATGGTGATCTTCATCGAGCCATTCGTGATGCTCGTGAAGTTCGACATCGCCTGCTGGCCGCTGGTCAGGATCGCCCCACGCAGCAGTCCGGCAGTGGCCGTTTGCGCCCAGCGTCCGATGTACAGAATCGACGGCTGCGGCGATTGCGAGAAGAACAGATTGGCGGCCAGGTACTCCGGCGCGGTCGTGCCGAAATCGTTGGCCACGCCGTCAATACCGCTGTATTGGCGAATGCGCTCCTGAACGTCGATCACGGACGACGTGCCGACGATCATCAGGGCGCCGAAGTCCCGGGTAGCAGCAGCCAGCGGGGACATGACGATCTGCACGTTCACCACGTCGCTGACGGGCAATCCTTGAGCCATGGAATACTCCAGAAAAGAAAAAGCCCGCTATAAGCGGGCCTCGGTTGTGTTTGTTCGGGCTAAGGGACGTTGATTGGATTCGTCAACCCGTTGTCTGCTTCTATGTCGCCCTGGGCTTCCAGGATGTTCAGCACCGGGTAGGTGCGAACGATCATGCGCCGGAACCTGAATGACAGATCCCACCGCCTAATCCACTGCTGGTTGTAGAAATCCGCCGCCTGGCGCAGAGGGCCAGACTCGATGAGCGTCAGCCCAGCAAGCTTCAGCGTTTCGTTGTTCTGCTGCACATAGGCGCCGTCTCGCGCCAGATCTGCGTACTGCATGGAGTTCGGCCCGTAGAACGAACACAGAACCCGCAATTCCTGCTGCCGCTGTAGAGTGTCAGAGCCGTCCCCAGCACCGTTATGCCGGATGGTCGGAAAGTCCTCAGACCGCGTTTCCATGACACCGAACGCCACCCAATCCACGTTCGGTTCAGGCTGCTTCGGTACAGTAGGTTGCCACCTTGGGCGCACGTACTGCCCGTCGATTCCTGTCAGGCCCTTGAAATAGGCCTGCAACAGCCTATCAAGCTGCTGATCCTGGGTCGGCGGCGTAGGCACCACAGGGGCAAGATAGCCCCCGGTTGCTGATGTATTGGCCATGCCTTACCCCTGCAACGGAATGAGGTCGCATATCGCCTCTACGAAGCCTGGACCATAGGTTGTGTAGTCGTTGACGTTCGACACCGTGTATTGGCGTCCCTGCCACGTCACAAGGTCAGCATCCCGCCCCGCGGTGCCGGGGATAAGGGTGAACTTGGTACAGATAAGGATGGAACCCTTGATGCGGCTGCCTTCTGCGATCCGGTCAAGGATATCGCCCTGATCGCTCGTCACCACTCCAGAGAAGGGGATGACCTCAGACGCGTTGACCGCTTCCCCGAACTGGTTGATGGTCTGCGTCTGCCGGGTGCAGATCAGCGTGGTATCCAGGAAATCGGGATCCAGCAGCACCTCCGTCACGTCGAGTAGCGGCATGGCTATTTGTCCTTTTTCCTGACCACGTAGGTCTGCGAATTCCGATACTGGCCGGTGTCCAAAAGCGGCTTGTCGCCCGTTCTTCCGGCCTCTCTGCGCTTCTGGAGCGTATAGGGCGCCAGCGGTACAAAGTCGCCTTCCTGGATCGTCTTGCGCACGGAATTGACCGCCAGCAGCCCAGCGGCATGCAAGGACTGATCCACGGCCTGCGCATCACCAGCCAATGCACGTTGACCGCCACGCTTGAGAATGCCGGCGGCCTGTTCCTCGATCGCTTCTACACCAGGGATCAGGTGCGGACGCGCCGGGATATTGTTCGGCGGGGAACCGAACTCGTTGATGTAGCCGATCTGAGCATTGGAGTACTCAGCATCGTCATCACGCTCAGGCGCACTGTCTGGTACCCCTACAAGCACGTCCTTCTGGGCAATCGAATGCAGCGTCTTGATGATGTCCTGAAGACGGTCAATCTTCATCTCAACGCCCATGGCTCACCTCATAGCTGAACGCCACCCGCACCAAACATCTGGATCAGACGCCACAGTTCGATACCGTAGGTGGTCAGATTCCAGAATGTTGCATCCGGATTGGCCACCGACCCAGTGTCGTAGCTAACACTGACCTTATCGACCGATTTGGAACTTTGCGGGCCCGTCACCTGGCCAGGAATCCCACCAGCTGCTGATGCCTGCTGGTTCCTGACTGCAATGGCCAAGTGATGGGCCGTGTATAGCTTTACACCCAGCGGCCAGAGAGTCCCCCAGCGGCTCTGATTCAGCATCGCCTCCGCCATCGTGCTCCAAAGAGTCAACTGGCTATCCGTATACCGGGTAGTGTCAGCAAACTCCGGAAAGTCTGCGCGAAAGGCTGCTAGATCCATGGGTTACTCGCTTGCGTCTTTGGGCGGACGGCCCGGGCGTCGGGCTTCCGGCTTGGCTTCCTGGGCCTCTTCAGCCTCGATATGCGCCTGGACGAACCAATGGCTCACCAGGTCATCATCGATCTGCTGGACGCCTTCCTGGAATTCCAGTTGGCGCCCATCAGGGGCATTGAGGCGGAAGGGCTTGATAACACGTACCTTAGCCATCCCAGCCTCCTTAGATGCCGTCGCGGTAGCCAACCGTTTCCGGATACACGAATTCGACCGCACCCAGACGACCAAAGTAGGTCGTCAATTGGCGCAGATCGCGGTATTCCAGCGGGGTGCGCTGGAGCGGAACCAGCGGGAAGCGCACACGGTCCATTTCCTTCGTGTACGCCACCATGCGGTTGGTGTTGCTCGTGCCGCGACCGACCAGCCACTTGAGCGGCTGGATGTCTAGCGGGCGGCCGTTGACAGCGTTGCTCAGGCTGTTGACCTTCAGGAATTCCAGGATGCTGATGTTACCAGCGCTGGAGACGATGGTGGACACCAGGCGACCGTAGTTGGTCGGGTCGATCAGCAGGCGCGACGGCATCACAGCATAGGCCGAAGCTGCCCAAACGCTGCTCAGCAGCTCGTTGACATCAGCCAGGATCTGAGCCGGCGTGGCGGTCGCCCAGTTGCCCGTGGTGGCGTTGGCCACGTTGGTGACGGCAGCGCCGTTCACCAGGCCGGTTTGACCCAGGCCGGTATCACCGATGTAGACTTGCTCATCGATGTCCATGTTGTACTTGAGCTGCATGCCCGCGTACTTCTGCTGATCAACCGGGCGACCCAGCTTTTGGGCCGATTCCAGTTCAGGCAGCGTCCAGCCCAGTTGCATGCCCCACAGGGACAGCGCTTGTGCGGTCTTGCTGATGTCCAGGCCGATGCCGGTGATGGCGTTGGCTTCCTTGCCAATCCACGCCTTGCCGCTCAGGCCAGTCCCCGAAGCCGCCGCAAAGCTGGAGTTCGTGAACGACGAGAACTCATCGGCCACGGACACGTCCTCACGCAGGTCGATGTCACGGTTCCAGGTAACCGCAGCCAGAGGGGCATGCAGGTTCTGGTCCAGGCGTTCCAGCTCGCCGACCAGGAATGCGCCGGCGCTGTCGATCGTGCGTTGATCGAAGGTCATCAGACCGTCACGCGTATACGCACGAATGATGTTGGATTTCTTCATTTTCCCTTCCTATGGGCGTAAAAAAACCCGCCGAAGCGGGTTCTTTGTGCGTTGCGGTCGGTTAGACCTTGAACGAGATTTCCACGTTGCCGTCAGCGTCAGCGGCGGACATGAAGACGCAGTTGGCAACCGCGATGGTGTTGGTACTGTCGGCCGCGGCCTCGATGCCGCCGATCGGTTGGTCGGTGGTGCCATTGGCGACACGCACATAGACCTGGCCATTCAGGGCGGCAGCAGCGGCGCCGCGCAGCTTGACGGCGGCGTAGCCACGGCGCAGCACGTCGGCCGGGCCAGTGGTGGGCGGGGTGGCAACACCCATAGCCGTCGAAGCCGATTGCGTCGGGAAGGGACGAACCAGCAGGCCGTACACGGCGGTGGCTGCGTCACCCGTGCCGATCGGCACGAAGCGGCCGCTGGCGATCTTGCCAAACAGGCCATAGGCGGAGAAGGCGGCGGCCGAGTTGAACAGTTGCGGCTCAATCGTGGATTGCGATTGGCGCGTAACGTCGCCCGGGATGCCGTAGGGCATGCGGTAGAGAATTGCGTTGGTGGCCATTCTTTGGTCCTCAGTTATTTGGCCGAACGGCCGTCCCAATGAGCGCGGTTACGCGCGTTGATTTCGGCAGCCGTCACCGGCCCACCAAAGTCCCGAGTGGTGATGCCGGAGCGGATGCCGGCGGCGTTGTTCTGCGTGCGGCGGACTTCAGCGGCACCCGCGAAGATCGCGGCTACCTGATCGGCCGTCATGCCAGCAAAGTCGGCCGTCTTACCGCCAAGGAACGGCTCGATAGCCTTGCGGCCAGCCTCCGTGTCGTAGGCGGTGGCCAGGGCCTTGCGCTGGCAGGAGCAGGCCGCATCGGCCGTCATGCCCTTAGCAGCGTCGAAGGTCGGCAGCTTGAAGCCAGGCGCCAGGATCTCGGCACGCTCGGCCAACTTGCGCAGGCTGTCGCCGGTGTAGGCTTCGCCCTTGGCCTCGGTGTTGTGCTCGGCTTCTTCGGCGTTGAGGATCGTGTCTTTCGTTTCTTCCTCGTCGTCCTTCTTCTCGTCCGTGGTGGCGCCCACCAGCTTGGCGATCATGGCTTCCAGATGATCCATGCGGGCCAAGATGTCGCGGTCCAGGTCGTTGTCAACCTTTTCCTCCGATTCGTCCTTGGTTTCCTTCTCGTCCTTCTTTTCCTCGGATTCGTCCATGGTTTCCAACTCGCTCATGGCTTCCGACATCGCAGCGGCGTCACGGGTGCCGTAGGCGCCCCAGATCCGCTGGAAGAGGGTCTTCTTTTTCATGCTCGGTTCCTTATCTCCGATTGCGCAACGAGGCCCGCAGCGGCCACGCTCCACGAGGGCAACATGGTTGCCGATGATGTTGCGCTGCTCCCCGCGCCCGGGTTCTACCTGCTCGTAATCCGCCTCGTAGCCGCAGGAGACTTCCCGCAGACCCGACCGGATGTCCTCGATAGCTTGCGCATCGGTGATCAACAGATCCGCAAACAGGTAATCGTTCTCGATGCCTTGGCCCTGGCGCACGTTCTGCACCGTCCCGACCGCAAGCTGGCGCCATGTCTCAGGCGTCACGAAGTCGCTTGGGTGGTCCAGAGTGACTGGCTTGCCCTCAAAGCTGGCGATCGTCTCCGGCCGGAATACTTCTTCCGGGCTGCGATTGATCTTGATGAGGCCGTCGGGCGTTGCCTCTACAGGCACCTCGCCATCGGCGTACAGCAGCTCGCCAATACGTGCGATCGGCACATCCCGGCACAGCAAGAAGCCTTCGTTGGTCAGCTCCTGCTTCTCGCCAAGCCTCTGGACCGTGTAGAAGGGCATCGGCTCTTTGTCAGTCGTCTTTGTTGCCATTGGTCGCCCAGCTCAAAAGAAAAACCCCGCCGAAGCGGGGCTATAGATCGGGGATAATGGGTTCGGCGTAGCACCGGCAATTCCATATCTCGCCAGGATGGTGGGCTATCCAGTTCGGAGCCTTATCCGTTCCTTCATTCACCATCGGCGGGTCGTTCCAGGCAAAGACCTTGTTATTCATGGCCTTGTGACCCGGCCTAACGTCAGAATCGCCCAGGGTCCGCCAGATGTAATGCGTGCTGCCGATGTACTGCGCCCGGGCCTGGGTAAGGTGGGCAGCCGTGCGTGCCACTTCAGTGCGCGCTATTAGCGTTGCCCGGCTCTCTGACACTTCGCCCGAACGCTGGATCTCCTTGGCGATCTCTGATGCCCTGGTGCTGTCTTCCAGGCCCTTGAGCGTCAATTCATGCACGCGCTTGGCCGCATCAATAGGCAAGCTCTTGATGAGATCCACCTGCTCAGCCAGCAAGCCACGCATGACTTCGCCCGTAGGGGCGTTCTTGATCTCGTCTGCCAGCGCCTTGGATATCTCCTTGGCGTTCTCGAAATACGTCTGCTTGTCGCGTCGATCAACATCCAGCAGCATCTTCTGAGACGTGACTGTGGCCCAGTCCGTCAGCGCATCCGAATAGCGCCGCAGCATGTCGTCTATCGACGGCAGGTACTGAGGATCGCCAGCAGGGAAACCGTTTATGATCTCCCCGATGTGCCGGGCAACCTTGCGCAATTGGAAGGCAAAGGAGTTCTCAGCCTTCCTGGTCGGCACAGGGTTACGCCGGCGCCTCTTGTCGAGCGTTCGGGTCTTGGCCCGGCTTGCCAATCTCTGAGCCAGGTACATTCATTTCTCCCGGGTCAGGTGGGTCATCATTGGCAGACTCGATGTCTTCGTCGGTGATCTTGGAGAACACCCCAGAGATGTGGCTTGCGTTACGCAGTTCGGACAGGGCCGTCTTCTGCGTGATTAGGCCCGAGTCGTAGGCATTGACAACCGTGTTGGTCGTCTTTTCCGCCACATCAGCCTTCTCGGTGTCGCTCAACTGCCACAAGGGGCGGAACTCAAACGAGAAGTTCTCATCAGGAGCATCGCCAAGCTCAGACCGGTGCAGCACGTCAAGCAACGTGGTCAGGCCAGGGCGCAGCTTGCGGTCCTGGTGCTGATTCACCTGGTCGTAGTAGTTGCGCAATTCCCCGTCGTGATTGCCGCTCAGGCCGGCCGGAGCCTGGCCAAAAAGCCGCACCATGGGAATCTGTGTAGCACCGGATATCTGCTGGCCCATCTGGAGCAGCACGTTATCCAGGCCAGCGAACGAGTACTGATGCGCCTCAAACGTGTCCTTCGCATCCATGAGGGTCATGCCCTCGTTGGACTGAAAGCGCCGGATCATGTCGATCTGGCCCAGCAAGCCCATGTAGGCAAGGTTGCCGCTGTCCTGGCCACCCGCCGCGATGATCTCGCGCAGGCCCTCGACCTTGTATGTACGCAGATGAGCCTTGTAGACCAACTGCGCAGTACCCTGCGTGGTGCTGTCGAACGCCAGCAGGCGATCCCATAGGCGCTCCAGCACCGACTGGCCCCAAAGGTTCTCGGCAATCTTCTGCCAATAGGGCAACTCCACGCCATCCATACGGATCACGCGGCTGTAGTGGATGCGTTGGTTGATCAGCGCCTGGGCGTCCGCAACGACCTGGTAGTACTTCGGCATACCCATGTAGGGGCCATACTCGGTCACCAGATCTTGCAGCGAAGGCTGAACCAGCCAGCGATCCAGAACCAAGAGGCCCTTGAACTGGCCAGTGCCAATTGCATCCAGGTTCAGCGGCGTGTCCGGCTGCTGGCCATCGATCAGCATCACGCAGATCGCACCGCCATACAGACGCGCCCACTTGACCGTATCGCAAAGCTGGTTCCAGATCTGGAAGCGCTCTAGGGCGCTGTTCAGCTTCTCGATGTCTTCGGGCGGCCGGTCGGAGTGGATGTCCACGCCCGCTCGGGTCATGTCTTCTGCGACAGCATCCACAGCGATACCGCACACCCAGGACGACCGGTAAGCCGCCTCCATTTGGATGCGGTTACGGGTAACGTAATCGAAGGTGTAATGACCGGCTTTGCTCTGGTTGGCAGCCTGGATACCAACACGCGATTCAAAGTTGACGAACGAATCGCGGGTAGGCTTAGGCGCAGCAGATGCCTGGCGCGCCATCGCCTTTCGTTGTTTGCGATTCATCCGTCTTCCCTTATTTCGCGAGCGCCTCCCACACGCTCAGGGCGCGGGTTGCGGGTTGGTAGCAGATCATCACCGCGTCCGCCAGGTTGGGGGACTTGGTGCCGTCTGGCTTCTTGTCAATAACGATCTTGCCCACCGTGCCGACCGTGTAGGTCGGCTGCGACAGTTCCATCGTTAGTTGCGTCAGGTGCTTCAAGTCAGGCGAAATCGAGATGATTTCGTCAGGCTTGAACTCCTGGCCCTCGACTACGGCGCGGTGGGTAGCCTGAAAGCGCAGACGCAGCGCCCACCAGGCTTGAGCCTTGGCATTGGCGAAAAAGTCCTTGTTCTTGCGCTTAGGCACCATCTCGCCGTCTGGGTCGTACACCTCACCAGACCCCCGGAAGGGATTGGCATGGACAGGCGGACGATTCGCGGCCCTACGCTGCCGGTTGATCTCAGCGGCATCACCACGCACCCCAGCACCCAGCCCGTCAGCGTCGTAATCCAGCGCATTCAATCCGTCGGCCTCGCACAGCCCAAAGGCCTTGACGACCGTCTTGTAGATGTCGCTGTCCTTGCCTGACCACATGTCGAGGTTGGCCAGCAGGACGCCGTGACGCATTGCATAGGCGTTTTGGTCGGCTCCCTCGTCAGCAACGTCCAGACCGGCATACTTGCGCCCACTAGGCTCGATGCCCAGCTTCTGGTGCGCCCCGATAGCAGCTTGCACCCAGGCAGAGGGGATAACCACGCCCTCAACCGACGCCGCATAGTTGATGTCGATTTCCTGGGCCACAGTTACAGGGTCCAGTTCCTCGACCTGCTTGGCGTACCAGGCATCATCTTTGCGCGGGTCATCGCGCCAGTGGAACGTGAACACCGGCACCCGGCCGCTGTGGCGCTTTTGGGCAAACGGATTGCCCATCCCGTTGGGGGTAGATATGTCCTGGCGGCAGTTCGTCGTCTGGGACAACGACGCATCGGTCAGTTGCGGACGCTCCAGGAATGCCGCTTCGTCCACAAAGTAGGCGCTGGTTCGATCACCGCGGCCAATCCCGTCCCCAGACTCGCCGGTGATGATGGACTCGGATTCCGGGAAGATGATCCGCATGTGCGGCGCATGCTTCCCGGAATCCCAGCCACCCCTGAACTCGGCAGGCAGCATCCGCATAAACGTGCGCGCCTTGTCGAACAGCGACTTAGGCGAGCCAATCTTGTCTACGTATTCTTCCTTGCGCGACCCGAAGCCCAGCACCATGCCGTTGTTGTGCAGGCACAGCGTGCAGGCCAACCCGATGGTCAGCCAGGACATACCCATATCTCGGGTCTTTTCTGTAATCCCCGGCTCCTGACGCTTCCAGCGATCCAGGAACCAGTACACCCATTCTTCTTGCCTTGGAAACAGCAGGAAAGGCACAGACGACGGCAACCCACGCTCTACATTGCGCGGGTCCAGCGTCATCCCCCAGTCAATGATGAACTGCGCGGGATAGTCCTTGTAGTACGCCTTCAGCGCAGGCACACACGAAGGATTCGCCCGGATCCGACTCAGCCTCTCTATCCGCCACTCGAAGACAGCCTTGTAATCAGGCTTCTTGAAGTCGAACGGGAAAGGGATGGGCATGTCAGGTATTCATCATCTGCTGATAGATCTTGGCGGCTTCGTCGGGGGTCGTGGCCACAGCGGACACGGATTGGATAGGACCACCACCAGGGCCAGAGTGTTCGACTTTGCTGGGGAACATCCCTAGGTGACGCCCGATATCGACCAGCGCGCCACGCTTATCATGGAACTTGACCTTCAGCCCTTCACGCCCCTCGGAGATCTCGGAGATTGCCGCAGCGGTATCATCGTCGATCTCGTCAGCGCCAATCAGCGCTAGGCCATGATGAACCTCTGTGGCTGCATCCTCATCGGCGCCTGCCATGCGCAGTTCGGTACGGCCCCAGCGAACGACCTTGCGGATATCACTGAAACCGATCTTGGCAAGCTCCCGCAGGACCATATCCTGGGTAATGTCCGTCCGCCTTGAGCGTTCCGCCTGGGCCTCCTGGATCGCATCAGCAATTTCAGGTTTGCTCAGGTTTTCATTCCCGATGGAATAGGCAGTCTTCTCCGAGTACCCAGCCCGTATCGCCGCTTGTGTGGCGTTGAGGTCAACCAGATACTCATCCACGAAGCGGCGCTGTTTGTCTGTCAGCGCCATGTTTGTCCCTATTTCTTTGCGTGGGCCATCTCGCCATCAATGGCGATCATGAAGCCAGGATCTTCAAATTCCGGGTTAACGACAGACATAAAGCTCGCCGCTATCCCCCATACCCAATCCGCCGCATCCAACAGCCATTCAGGCCACCAATTCCGCACCGCTATTCGTGGCGCGTCACTGAGGGGGTCGCCAACGTATACGGGCACGCTTCCGTAGAAGCGGCCGTAGTGCGTGTAATCAGCTTCCAGCTGATCCCTGGATAAGCGGCGCAAGATAGCCATGCGGCCTCCATATAGGTTGTGGGAATCCCTCTCGGGCGGCAGGCAGTCCGACTTTGCTACGCCAACCATGGCGCGTTGCCGAATCCGGCCTTTGATGCGTATTGCCTGGCTGTCACCCACTAAGGTGCAGCCTCAACCCCGTTTCAGTCAGCCGCGAAGGCCGAGGGATGAGGGGGAGGAACCCAGACCTAATCCGGGGGAGGCTGCACATTACTGGGAGCAGAAATAGAAAAGCCCCAGCGCGCATTGATATCGCTGGGGCTGTAGGTAGATGGCGGTAGGTGCTGATTTCCTACATGTAGATGCTGGTCGTGGGGCACATCTACGAGCCCTCCACACCTGACCCGGCCAAAGCCGTTGCCCGTGTTACTCCGCACATCAGCCTGTGCATTCACCATCAAGAAGACATTCCCTATGCCGCCGGTGCAGCGGGTCTGGCCCCGGGTTTTTGGCCGCTCAACGTAACCCTGGGAATGCCTACTTGATAGCCCTGGGGCTTTCACCCAGGCCGCGTATTCCTACGCTCTTGCGCCAAAAACGTTGGCAAGTACGATCACCACAACGAACAACGCCAAAAGCGCATATGTCTTGCGCTGCCGCTCAGCCACCCGATCCGATACTGCGGTCCCCTGCTCTACCCCGCTAAACATGCTGCCGCTACAGATAGGGCAGCGCTGGCGATAGAACGGGATGGCCAGAATCCATAGGCCCGCAGTCACTAGGACTAAGATAACGCTGCCGGCGCCGATCTTACGGCGCGTCTGCACATCCCTCTGGCACATCATGCATCTGCAAATCAATTCGCTCTCCTCATATGCGCGCTGTACTGCTGCATTGCGATGGAAACCGAATGATAGCCGGGGTTGTCGTAACCTGCGGGCGCAACTTCCCTGGCGATATTCTCCCGGTTTCTTTCCCGGTTTGCATCAAGTCCATGTCCCGGTTTTTGCCAAGCGTAGGTCGTAGTGCCGCCGTTTGCCGTGGCCGGGACGATAACCACACTCCCCGCTTCCTCAAGACAGACCAGCGCACGCCTTGCGGCCTTGCGCGCCGCTTCCCATTCCTGCGGTGTGTGCGGCGCCCCTCTCCTGATGTGCCGAACGATCTGGATCATCTTGAACGGCCGCCCGGGGTATGCGGCCAACAGTTCCATGATTTCGCGTGCGTACAGCATCAGAATTCCTCTTTCACTTTCTGCTTAAACAATCCCAGAGCGATCTGGTAATACGCCGGCGGGATACCGATGATGGCCGATGCCATGTCCCGGCGCTCCCTGGCGTTGGCTTCCCCATACTCATGGCGCCGGGTGAATTCAGCTTGGATGACGCGCTGCTCGATCAGCGGGAGGGTTTCGTAGATCCTGTTAACCCGCTGCGCCCGATCGATATTTACGGGGATAGGCTTGGGTTCCGGGTCTTCCTCTTCCTCATCTGCTTCACGCAGGTAGCCCCGTTCGATGGACCCGCACTTAAGGTTGGGGTCGGGATGCGGCCACTTCCCCATCCAGCACCAGCGGGACCAGTTCCATACCTCGGCTACGGTGTCGTGGTCGTTCAGCATCACTCCCCCATCTGCCGAAAGTTGCTTACCTTGCTCGTCATGGTGATTGGCCTGGCCATCCCCTTTACACGTTCCATTGCCTGTCGCATCTGAGCGTTAGGGACGTATGCAGGGGCTTGGATGGGCTTTATGCTGCTGGGTGGCGTGGCTTGTTTCATTTCATTCACCGGTTAATCCAATGCACGTACACTTTAAGCATGCTTTTTTTGGCCTGCTCAATCATGTTCTTGGTTCCTCGGCTCTTCCCGTCCCAGATGGCGACCAGAGCTTGCGCATACTCGGCCATTTGCCTATTCCGAATTGGCCCAGCAGCGCGTCCGTGTGTCTTCCAATCAGCCGGGAACACCTTAACTGGCAACCCGCGCATCTCCGCCACATAGCCCGCGTCAGCGTCAACACCTGTAGCATTGCCGTGAACCAGTTCAGATATATGAAAGCCCGAAGCGTTAATAGCTCCCTGGACAGTTTTCAAATCAAAGAAGTCTCTCGGACCGGCCACAATTACTCGCATCAGAATTCCTCCGCCTGCCAACCCCCGCCATCTTTCTTGGCTCGGGCCTTGATTGCCAGAAACCGCACCGGGTACATGTCCGATGCGACCTTGATCTTTACCTTTGCGTCGTCCTGCCAGTAGCCTTTGACCTCGTGGGCTTCTAACTGACCATCCGGCTTCATGACCATGAAATCGGGGGTGTAGAACGTGTTGTCAGCCAAGCGGAATTTCATGCCCTCAAACTTGTGCCAGAGGATTCCGCCCAGGGCTTGGAGCTGGCCCAGGTACGCGGCGTAGGCCTGCTCAGACTTGTTCATCTGGCCGGTTTTCAGGCGCCCGGCAGCGAATGAGCGGTTCATTTCTTTCCAGCCTCCTTGATGGCGTCGATCAACGCGTCAGCAATAACAAGCATGGACATGCCAAAGCTCACGGCAGCAAATGCCCATTGCTGTTGCCAGATGTTTGCGGCGCCGATAAGAACCATGGCCCAGCAGAAAAGGTATGTAACCCCGTTCATGTCTATGCCCCCACCTGCACCCGCAGCACGCGGAAAGGATCGAATTGGCCGGGGATGTAGCTGCCCCGGATGCGCTCAACCGTGCGCTGGTTCTCCGCCATGGCATTCTGCCGTTCGCCCTTGCGGTGGAACTCCTCCGGGTCATGGCTGCCGTCACCAGGCCCGTACTCGAAGATATGCGCCTCGCAGCGCAGGAATTTCTTCGTCTTGCCTGAGTAGTGGATTTCGTTTGCCCACACCAGCGCATCGATGGCGTAGCGCACGCATTCCTTGCTCAAGCCAGCCTTGGTTGCGATTTCAGCTATGGTCTGAGGGCCACCGTCTCTCAGGGTGGCTAAGACCAGCTCCTTACCGTTTTTCCGTTTGGTCATGATTGACCCTCCAAAAAGTCCACCGGGCGCCCGCGGCTATCGCCCAAGTACTGCAAAGATCCGGGGTGGTACCACAGCGCCACGCTCCCCTCCCATTCCCCATGCCGGTTCTTGTCGCAAATCAGCATTGCGTCCGGCCCCTCAACATCCTTCGGGTTCGGCTCGACGTTCTGGCGCCGCGCTGCCTCCACCGCCTTTTCCTTCTTCTTGTTCCGCCAGACCGTCAGCACCTGGTCTACCTGGTCCGTAATTGCCCCAGACCCCTTTGCGTCGAACTTCCCAGGCGGCTTTTCCTCGTTCTCACCCTTGCGGACGTGGTGCACCAGGTGGACATGAACTTGCTCATCCCTGGCCAAGCCCGTCAGCGTGTCTACAAAGTCCTTCTGGCCGTTGTAGTCATCCTCGCCCTTGACGCACTTCATGAGGCTGTCGATGACGACGTGCTTGATCTTCAAGTCCCGGGCGCAGTACTTGACCAACCCATAAATCATGTCCGGCTTGACGGTCCCTTGCTGGTCGTACAGCCACAGACGCCCTTGGCACCAATCCATGAACCGTTCTGCAACTGCCTCGGCCGGCCGGTCGTTCATGGCCACTTGGCGCAGCATCCGGCGCAGCGTCGATACCGGCTTCATTTCGAACGAGGCGATGCAAGCGCCCTCTCCGGCCCGCATGAAGCCCAAGATCGCCATGCCCGTGAGCTGGCTCTTACCGTGACCGTTGATGCCCTGCCACAGCGTGACCTCACCACCACGAAACCGCAGATGGTCATGCGTCTTGGCCCAGGGAAGCTTTGCCCCGTGGACCTGCACGCCATTGCGGATCGTGGCCAGCAGATCGTCCTTCCAGGTCTCGGCACCCAAGACCTTGGCCTGAGCATCCGTCTCCTCGGCGTACTTCTGCCAGTCGAATGTGTCCGGCGTGATGATCCTCAAAACCTGCGCATTCATACCCCTCCCTCCAACCGGCTTTCCTCGCCAGCAGCAAACCTCAGAATCGACCGTGCATCAGATGCCACGGCGGTAATCGTGTTGGGTCGGAACTGCCTGACCCGGTCATACAAAGCCTTCACGGCCTTCGCTTTTCCACCCGTGATGTGGACATCCAGGCCCGCAATGCAACGCAGGTCTAGCGCCCTTGGATCCTCGTCCGGATACACGTCGATTTCCGGGAATCCACCATGAGCCATGGCCATGTCGGGGTGGGTGAAAACGGAGTAGCTGCCACGCGGTACGATGCACAGGAATACGGCCCCAGGGCGGTATCCAGCCATCCGCAAGCGCGTCAGCGACTCCTGGCCGTTCATATCGCGTTCTCCCAGGGCATTGACGCCTGCGCGTTACCCTCAGGCAGTCCGTCTTCCCATCGTTTTTGGTTGATGTAGGTCAGTGGAGCCGGCTCAAAGCCGTCCAGCCACTTCTTGGTGTTTTTCAGTGCAGCAACGTGAGCCAGGATTTGGTCTGCAACCACATCCAATCCCCTGGCCTTCCAACGCTTGGCACACTCAGCCTTTCCTGCTTTTCTGTCACCAGAAGGCCAGATTCCCCAGAACTCGTGGAATCGGTCTGTAGTGGCGGCGGATGCCGACACATGTGGTTTATCGTCTTCGTCTTCGACTACGACTAGACGGTTGGATATCGGTGGGTCACGGTGATCCACCGTGGATTGACACTCTTCACCAGGCTCGGGGAACTTTGACTTGCTTTGAATCCGCTGGTTGAAGTCCAGAATTTCAAGGTATCTCTTCCCGTCCTTAGCCAGGTACACCCTTACAAGAGCCGCTTCGACAACCTGTGTCAGCCACTTCTCTATGTCCGAGTCGGAAACCTTATTCAATTGCAGCGGATAGCAGGCAGCACGCAGCAGCGTGGCCTTTGCGTAGTACCGGCCATAGTCGTCGACAACAGACATAAGCCGGCGGTAAAACACTTCGGTTGCCCAACCCAATGAGCAAACACGCTCACTGGTAAGAATTCCGTCACGAATAAGCCGGACAGGCATTACGCCACCTCCAGCATTCCAGCCGCCATCAAGGCAGCATCAGGCACGACCTGGCCCTGGGCTTGCAGGATCTCGATAGCCCACGCCAGCAGATCGCGCTGCTTGCCGTAGCGGGCTTCAAACTTGGTCTTCCAGGGATGGACGGCGATCAGGCCAGGTGCGCCCGTGTTCTCTTGGTGATGCCCAGCGCACAAAGGCAAGACGAGCCAATGTGCCTCTGGCTTCGTGCGCCCATCTATGTGGTGGATCAGCACATTGAAGTTGCCAATGCCGTCGATACGGCAAGCCACGCAGCCAATGTGCCGGCACAGGGCGTCGTGGAACCGCTTCTGAGCGGCTGAGGGAGATTTGCCTTTCATCAGTGCAGCCCCATATAGCGCCCGACGATTTCTCGGGCTAATTGCATTTGCGCGTCATCTACGGGGGCAAGACCGCGATCAGAGCGGCCGTTCCGCCAGCCATGCCAGAACGACCGGCTTTTATCGCTGCCCGGCTCTTCATTGCCATTCAATCCGCTGATGTACCCAGCAACCATTTCGCCGTCGTCCAGCAACTCAAGATCAGCCTTAGTGCGGACGGGTTGGAATTCGCTCATGTGTGCCATCCCGGGATGTGCGGGTCGTCGGTCCACTGAACGCTGTTCATAGCTCCGAACGCCTGGATGCTTTCGATAAGGTCGGCCATATCCTTGACGCCAAGCGTCCGGGTTTGTTGACCGAGGGAGACAACGCCCTTCCCATCCAGCGACGGGACGAGCTGCATACGGTTGGTTTCGCGCATCCAGGAATCGACAAGCAGACGCTTCCAGTCTTCAACGCCCAGTTTGCGATCCATCCACTTCATCTGTGCCGAAATATCGGCACACATGGCGTGCAGCTTGGCGTTCTGGTTCAGGCTGCGATTCGGCTCCTGGATGGCCACGAAATGGCCGTCAGGGGTCGTGAGCATGGCCTGGACCAACAACTGGCGAGTAGCCGGAGTTACGCGGATGCGGCGCTTTTCCATCAGTAGCTCCCGCCGTCCGACTCGATACGGGTTTGCAGGTACTTGTAGGCCATGCGCTCAAGGGCTTGCATGTCGTCACGGCTGACCACGACGGAATCAACCGGGGCGATCTGCAAACCGATGGCGGCCAGGAGGTGGCATACCTGCTCAAGATCGCCCTTGGCACGGCTAACCGTGCTGGCAGACGTGCCCATGAAATCGGCTGCAACCTCCTGCGTGACCTCTGCAAGCCGGCGCAAAACTTCGCCGTGAATCCTTGCACCGATCTTGCGGGTGTTCTCAAGCTTGGTTGGAGATACTGACTGGGTGCTCATTTCGATACATCCATGAGGCTAGAAAAATGACTGAAACCGAAACCCTGCTCTCCCAAGCCCAAGACATTGCTTTGCGGGCCTTTGACGAACCCAGCGAAAGCGCTGTGATGGATATCTTCCGTAGGCTCTGCTGCGAGCAAGACGAAGCCCGCTTGAGCCGGGAAATGGAAAGCCGTGGGGTTTTGCACTGATTGGGCGCCCAGCTCGCTACGGCTATGATTTCCGCTCTCACACAGAAAACCGTCACCAAAGGAGCTGGGCATGGACTTGGCAGCACGCGTACACGCGCTGGAGATATTGGTAGAGACGTTCATAGAGACACTTCCCGCAGAACGCCGGACGGAACTGGCGCAGCTTTTTGCGCGCCGTGCCGAGATTGCGAAAGAAGCATCGCAACGACTGCCGATAGAAGAATCCCGGCGAGTAGCGATAGCGCAACAACTCGACCGACTCTCAGAAAACCTGGCGCAGATCGCAAAGCGGTCGTACTGAGGACTCGGACCAACTCGTCCTCCCTCCAAGCCGCTTCAACCAAGGCAGATCGATCAGGCATTTGCCGCTTCCTTGGGCGAAAGCAGCCGCTGAATCTTGGGGTTCTGACGGGCAACCGCAGCGATCACCCGATCTTCGATGGCGCGGGAAAGCTCGTCAGGCCACTGATTCACGGCCTGGTACGAAACCCCGATGGCTTTGGCTGCGGCGGTGATGGATCCGCCGAGCAACTGGATGGCGTCAGATTTTTTCATGCCCCATTGAATCATGATTCAGCCGAAAAAGCAATCATAATTCACGTGGCGGCGGCGACACTTAAAGCATGATTCAAACCTATTCCGAACGCCTGACCCTCGCCATGCAGCGCCGAGGGGTCAATGTCACCGCGCTTGCCAAAGCCTTGGGCCTAACGTACCAGGGCGTTAAGCGCGTAGTGGATGGTCACTCCAAAGCTTTCACGGCCGCCAATAACGAAGAGGCAGCCAAGTATCTAGGCGTTTCGCCTGGCTGGCTTGCCACGGGCAAAGGCGACATGGAAAGTGGGGCCATAAACGCAAACGATGTATGGCCATTCACAAGAATGTCGCAAACTCAGTATTTATCCCTTTCCAACCGAGACAGAAAACTGTTAGAAGATATTGCGCTCGCGATGATTGCGGAAAGCGACATATCTTCCCCGCAACCGGACATCCAAGGCGCAATGGAGAAAGTGGCCAACCTAGCGAAAGGGGACAAGGATGAGGAATTGCGCGGAATGCAAGCATCAGGAGGCGGGAAACACTGAGATAGGCCCCGGGCCTGTCCGACTTCTCCCGTGCAGGAAATTTGAGCCCAGAGGAGCGGCTAACAGCCCTAGGATCACAATCGACTTAAACACGCATACCGGCGTGTCCTACAAGCTGGAAAACGTCTCTCAAAAGGACGCATACAGGCTATTACAAGGGTGCTGGTTGGCAGCTGGCGAAATGTTTCAGCTGCTTGGCGATCCGAAGCACGTACATATCAGAAACAACTAATTCACCCCCAATAGCCCCATGGACGACTTTCAAAGCACCAGGAACGAGGTAGCCTGCGCCCTTCGATCAATCGAAGGTGAAGCCGCTCAAGCAAACGGAGAACTCGCCACCATAAAGGACGAGATCCGCGGTATGCATGATCGGCTAGCAAATATAGAGGTGAACCAGGCCCGCACCTTGTCATTGCTACGCAACGCTACGCTCATCCTGGCTGCATTGCTGGCGGTAGCCCTCTGGGCCTGCTGGAAGTCCTCATAGTCGTCTCGCCCCCAATCTTTGGCCCTTCGGGGCCTTTTTTGCGCCCTTAACTGAATTATGATTGACTTTCCAACTGAATCATGATTCAATGGAGTCACTGGAGCAAACGACACCGCAGAACGCCTAGCCCACAGGGCAGCTAGTAACGGTTCAGCGCCAGACAAGCAGTACCAGCAGTACCCGCAGTACCGCAAGCCCATGCGTGACCTGACGTACCTGGTTAGCCAGATCCGATGGTGAAGTCGAAAGAGGAATGCCTAGCCCAAGCTGCAATTGGGTGGACGCTGTGAGGTGGCAGATAGCGGAGAGCCACTGAGCCGACAGAGCCGCGTGATTGGTGTGCAAGCAGGAACCGTCTGAAGCATGCCAATCCAGATTCATCTGTCAGCCCGTTCTATGAGCGATGGCTGACGAATGAATAAAGGAGATCGGAATGTCTGATTTGGATGCCGGCTACGACTTCACCGGCCTAACGCAGGCGCAGGAATGGCTGATCTGCCTGTATGGTTGGCACGTTGGCAAGAAGTACCCCGATGGCTCCCCGTGGCCACAGCCGAGTAAGCGAACGGTGAGGAAGTTGATTGACCGCGGGCTGGTGATTGAACGTACGCGCCGGACCGAGACTGCTAGCGGCTGGGCCTTTACGGTCACCGAGTACGAAGTCCCGCTGGCCGTGCACCTTGCGTACTGCATGAGCCAGTAATCCTGCGCCGTGACAGGACGCAGACCGATGAACAGGAGAAAACCATGAGCAAGTGGGTTTCGGTTGCCGTCCTATCTCGCATCGACATCCTGATCTCACGTGGGGATCGCAAAGGGTGTGCACGGGATTGAAGAGGCGCCTACAGACCGCGAGCCAGCATTGCTGGGAGTTGCGTGGATGTGGGCGCCCCAGATTCATCTGAATGCCAACCCATCCGGGTTCTGGCATTTCCATGAACCTGGAGGCAACCATGAGCCACGGCATATCTAAAGGCGATCTCGTGATGATCGTGAAGCCTAGCCATTGCTGTAGCAATGGGAAGGCTCTCGGGCGAGTTTTTACCGTAACCGCGATTGATCACCGCGGTGCTCGATGCCGTCATTGCGGCCAGACCTTTCCCGGTCCAACTGTGATGTGCAGCGATAGGCTTGGGTACCTGCCTGCTCGGGTGAAGCGTATCCCGCCAATTGATGCCAGCGAGAGTTCTGCAAGTGAAATCGAACTGCACGCTGCATAACCCCTGCCCACCCCTATAGCGCTGGCAGGTTAAAGAAACTGGAACACACTTCAAAGAGGAAAACGTGAACGATCAACTCCAGGCCGCGTTGGCCGAAATCATTGGAAAGACAGGCAACGCCTTGTCAGATGGCGTCGGTTTCCTAAAGGCAGAGTTGCCCAGCGTCATCCAGCAGTTGCTGTACTGGAAGATGATCAGTTCCTTCATGGGTATGGTCATCACGCTTGTATTTAGCTATGCCGCCTTTGTGTTCATCCGCCGCGGCTTCAGAGCGGCAACGGATTTCCCCCCGAAACAGGGAAGCTATGGCGACGACCCTAAGTTCTGGATGAGGTTCTGGTTGACCGTTGTTTCCGCCGTGATCGGGCTGATCTCGTTTGTGAGCGTGCTGAACAGCTTCACGTGGCTCAAGATTTGGATAGCCCCCAAGGTCTACCTGATCGAATACGCCGCCTCGCTTGCCAAGTAATTCAGCGGCCCTGGGTGCCGGGGTAATAGCGCATCTACATGAATCCTGAAAGAAGCGGCGGCGTGGGAAATCGATGACACGCAAAGAGGAACAGCCGGACCTCGGAAATCCAACCGGAGATAGGCAGGTAGGTGGCCTAGGGCAAAGGCGCAAGCCGGATGAAGCCTAGAACACATCGCGGGGGTAGCGTCCTGCCCGCTTCTTTCAGGATTCACATACCGATTAACAAGGAGAACAAGATGACAAAGAACGATCTGCAAGCCAAGCACATCGAAGCGATGCGAGCCGTCGCCAATGGCGCGGACGTGTGGGCTTACGGCACCGCCGTAGACCTCCGCGAAGTGCAGCGCGCCGCCCCGGAACTCATCACCATCGGCCGCGCCATGATGGCGCCCGACGATGGAGCCAAGAAACAACCGTACTTCGGCGCGGTCCTCACCGACGCGGGCCGCGAGTTTGTTGGCTTGGCCACACGCAACCAAGAGGAGAGCGAGGATGGAACAAAAAGGCTATGACACATGGATAGAGATTTGGGCATCAACAGGATGTGAGCCTTTAGCTCGAGATTGCCCCGCACGCTGGCTGCCAGAGGGAAGCGAAGAAAGAATCCAATTTATTAAGGGTTGGAACCGAGCGCGCAAGGAACACCGACAGCATACGTCGTATTCCGGTGAGCGTTCTTGACAAAACAGTCTCCCCGCCTTCCAAGCCCAGCATCAATACCGTTCCGGATGCATACGGACGTGAGGATGCTGGAGCCGTGAGGGTGGGAGTGCAGTACCTGCCCCGGGCCAGGCAATGCCCGGGATCCCCTCCAGACGGCACTACGGCTACGGATTAGCCCCGTAGCACTCATGTTTATTGTCTTTTCATGCAATAGCCGTTGATAGAAAGCCTACGAAACATCCTGCTTTATGGAAGCGTGGTGTCGTCTGGAGGGGGTGAATGCGCAGTGCTGATGCGCTAGGCAAGGTTCAACGCTAAACGGAGACAGGGTGCCGGCCGCACTGCGTCAATGAATAGAGGGCGTTGAGCTGTGCGGTCATGAAGGGAACTGGGACCACTCCCTTTAATGCCGGAGATCAGCCCCGGCCGCCCTCACCCAAATCTCCCTTGGCGCCGTGAAACAGTCGGCCGTAGCCCGGACGAAACCGGTGTCAATGCGGTGCGAGTCCGTTTAGCAGTAGACGACGCCACGTCGCTAAGTATGGCGCAGGTCGGGAGAGTGGCCCGGCTCCCTCATCAGATGGCATCGTGGCTGAGCTTTGGCAACGCAGCACAACCAACCATGCGACTACGTGTAGGTACGACAACCGGGGCCGTACACCGGGCGCGGTGCCATCTGATGAGGGTAAGCCGTTAGCAGCGCGGGACAGTTCGGAGCAGTCGCTCCATTTCAGGCCACGGCCCCCATTGAACGGCGGGGAATTCGCGCCAGCTAGCTGCCCTCACCCACCCCGGCTGGGATAAGTCCGGTTGTGTACGAAAGCGGATGCCGTGTCACATGGTCCGAAAGAGGATCGACGCGGATGCAGCGAGTAGCGTAAACCTCCCCCGCGTTAGTGGGGAGGGCCTTCAAGGCAGAGGGTTCTATCCAGCCGATGCTGGTTGCTGTGGACGCATAGCGTAAAGAGCGCTCTGCCTTGAGGGTAAGCAGTACCGCCCAGGCGATGGGCGACCCGTCGTCGCTACACGGGTTAGATCACAGTGCAGGCGGATCGCAAGCCAGCGAACCGTACAGCGTCTGGCTCCCTTGGTTTAAATCCAAGTTCGTTGATCTAAGCCGGTTTCGCACCCGGCACCCTCTTCATATACCTGATTGGAGATTACATGAACTCCCCTATCAAGCTGCCTGCTGTGGCGGATGCGGCAATCCTGCACCTCTGGGATACGCACGTCAGCACGCCCGATGCAAAACGCCCTCTCACCGACGACGACAAGATCGCATTCGCCCGCGCTGTGCTGGCCGCGCAAGTGCCGGCCGCTTGGCTCAACGAGGGTTCGTTGGTGCGGCTCTCAAAGCCCCATGTGGCCGGATGTGCGGCGGCTATCGAGAACCGACCTCGTGGTGGATTCGTCCCCATCGCCCTCATCCCGGAGAACAACCATGAGCAAAAGTGAATCGTTGATCAAGGCTATTCGTTCTCTACCAGACGGATTCTACGTCCACCCAATTTCCAGTTTCGTCAACGGAACAGTGCGAACCACCAAGCAGAAGACGGTTGTTGTCCCGGTGGAGATCCGCATTGAGCAACTGGGTTCTCCGTACGAAGACTTGAGAGCAGTTTTGAACCCCGAGAACAACAAGCTCATTCCTCTGTTGCTGTTTGTTGACCCGGATATCGCTGCTTCCGCTCGCCAGGAGAACAACCATGGGGACACGCCCTAAGTTCACCTTCGATCCGCCCCAGGAAATCTACGCCATGCGGTATGCAGAGGTCGTCAAGGAAATCGAGGCGGACCTGTTCAAGTGGCGGCACCAGGTCATCGAAGAGATCGGCCAAGAGCGCCACAACTCCGACGCCTGCGAGCTTCACCACTTCGCATCCGAAGCCGACAAGCCGGATGCGATCCTCAAGCAAGCCTACGACGGAATCATGGGGCAGGCAGCACAAGACATGGTGAAGCTTGCGATATGGAAGCTTGCCGACTACCACACCAAGAAATACGTTCGCGGCTACTGGCCGGATTGGAGCAAGGAATGACGACGAAGCACTCTGTCGGACCATGGCGATATGACTATGAGCCGGGCTATTGCGGCGAACTGATTGCGGCTGACGGCACAACCATCTGCACATTCAGCGACGAGCCAAAGGCGAAAGACGCCTTGGTTATGTCCGCAGGTCCGGAGCTGCTGGAAGCGCTGGAGACGGTGGTGGCCCAATGGGATGCGCTGTACCCATCCTTCCCCACGAACGCCAAAATTGAAGACGCGGAATTCAGCGGGTTCCAGATGGCCCGCGCCGCCATCGCAAAAGCCCGAGGTGAGCAATGAAACGCCTCCTACGCTGGCTTATCCAAATAGACGCCCACTCGCTAGTGGGCATTTTTTCGCTCATATGCGCCATCGTAGGCGTTCTCGCAAGCGTTCAGCAGTCTGACGAATCGTCTAACGAACGCTGGGCGAAGGATGGCGGCACCCGGTATGCCGCAAAGGACTAAGACATGAGCAAGATACCTCACGGCGGTCCCGGCGAGATTGCGCCCGTGGACGAGCGCGTACCGGCGGATGCTTTCGATAACGCCATCCGTGCCTTCGGCGTCGTCAACGCATGCGAATGGTTCGGCCATGATCCGGATAGCAAATTCACTGCCGACACGATCCGCCTTCTGCGCATTCGGTCCGGCATACCGGAGTTTGTAGCATGAGCCAAGACGACGAGGACGCCGCTCTGGCACATCAACAGTAATTGGAACAGGAATACCGCTATGAGCGTGTACAAGAAACTGATGGAAGCTCGGATTCGTTTGCAGAAGGCCGAGTTGAAGAAGTCTGGCCATAACAAGTTTGCTGGCTACTTCTATTTCGAGTTGGGCGACTTCCTGCCGACCACACTGGAAATCTTCAACGAACTCGGGCTGTGTGGGGTCGTGAGCTTCACTGCCGACACGGCTAGCCTGATGGTGATCGACATGGACGACAGTAGCAGCGTGGTATTTACGTCGCCCATGGGTAGCGCCAACCTGAAGGGGTGTCACGAGGTGCAAAACATCGGCGCGGTCGAGACGTACCAGCGTCGATATCTATGGGGCGCGGCCATGGAGATCGTAGAGCATGACGCCCTCGATTCCAGCGAGCCGGTGAAGGACGCCAAGAATGCGCCGAAGTCCAAGCCCACGGATGGTGCCATGGAATCGCTATCTCCCCAAGATCGTCAACGAGCCCGCAAGATCGCCGATGCTATCCAGCAGGCATACGTTGCCGACGATGGTTGGAAGGCTTTCGAAGAATGGGACACCGTTGACGGGGACACCGAGTTCAAAACGGCCATCTGGAGCTTGCTGGATAGCAAGTGCAGGTCGGCGATCAAGCAAATGAAGGAACAGGCGCAGCAGGCGCCAGCGGAGGTTGCACAGTGAGTTACGACAACAGCGGCATTCTGTTCAAGAACGACCGAAAGACCGAGCAAAAGCATCCGGACTACACGGGGTCTATCACCGTGGACGGCACCGAATACTGGCTGTCGGCCTGGATCAAGGAGGGTCAGAAAGGCAAATTCATGAGCCTGTCGGTCAAGCCCAAGGAAGAAAAGCCGCAGAAGCCGGCGCAGGCCACACGCCAGCCTGCCTACGGCGATGACGACCCGCCGCCTTTCTGATTTCTCGGCAGTCCCCCAGCTATCAACCTATGGAGAACCCCGCCTTTGCTGGTGGGGCTGCCCCTCTATTGCCTTGGAGTATGCCATGCGCAACGAAGATAAGTGGCACCCGAACGAAGATGCGCCCATTGACCTTGATGACGAGCCTTCCGAGCGTCTTATCGCCTGGGGAGTCATCGGGGCGTTCTCTGGCCCGTTGATCCTGTGCGCCATCGTGAGCATGGCGGTTAACCAAATTCTGAGGTACTGACATGACCACCACCATTCCCGCCGGCTACAAGCTGGTTCCTGAGATCATGACGCTGGATATGTGCGTTGCCTTTGCGGAGGCTTGGTTCAGCAAGGTCCGCTGCATTGACGATCACGACATGCAGGATGCCTACGCCGCCATGCTCAACGCCGCTCCCTCCGCCCCTGGCGTATCCACGTTGGAGGATGCGCAGGCCGTGGCCTGGATGGAACCTGGCATCGACGTTCCGGTCACGAACGAGTACCGCAACAAGACGCCGCTGCGCCAGGCCAAGTATTGCGTGCCGCTTTACAAGCATGGCCCTGTCAACGCTCCCGCTGCTGGCGATGCGCCGGCCATCGTGCTGCCCGCCAAGATGCCGAAGCATGAGAGCGACGGCGGCGAATACCCCAGCTCCGAATCCTACAAGGAAGGGTACGCCGAGGGCTGGAACGATGCCATCGACGCCGCCATTGCAGCCCAACGTAAGGGGGATGCGTGATGGCCAGGGCCGTCGCCTACTACAACGAGATCGACCCTTACGCCGCCGACTGGCTCCGCAACCTGATCGTGGCCGGCCACATTGCCCCCGGCGACGTGGACGAACGCAGCATAGAGGACGTACACCCCGATGACCTTCGCCCCTACACCCAGTGCCATTTCTTCGCCGGCATCGGCGTCTGGTCGTATGCCCTTCGCCGCGCCGGATGGCCTGACGATCGACCTGTTTGGACGGGTTCCTGCCCGTGCCAACCTTTCTCCGAGGCAGGCAAAGGAGCTGGCTTTGATGACGAGCGGCACCTATGGCCTGATTGGCACTGGCTCATCCAAGAGTGCCGCCCTCCAGCAGTCTTTGGCGAGCAGGTTGCAAAGAAGGATGCTGAGCCTTGGCTCGACCTTGTTTCGGCTGACCTGGAAGCCCTGGGTTTTGCCGTCGGGGCGCTCGCTTTCCCGTCTGCGGGGTTGGGCGCTCCGCACATCCGCGAGAGAACCTACTTCTTGGCCCACACCAGCAGCGCGGGACTGGAAAAGCGGCTGCGACACCGCGGCGAACCGTGCATTGCGGGGCGCGGGCGGGATGCTGATGCAAGAGGCAGCACATCTTGCCGCGTGGCCGACGCCCAGCAGCACGATTGTGGATGCGAAGCCGCGGCCACCGATAACGACCGGCCGCAAGCCGACCGACCCGCAGATAGGTCTGGCCGACGTGGCGGTCCATCTGGCGGGCTGGCCGACGCCCTCGTGCAACAACGACCGGACGGGCAACCCGGACTCGGCCATGAGCATGACCAGGGCGGACGGGTCGAAGGTGCAGCAGCGCTTGGGGGACTTTGCGGCGATCTGCGGCCCGGTCCGGTTAACGGCTTCTGGCGAGCTGCTGACTGGCTCCTTTGCCGGGATGGAAAGTGGCGGCCAGTTGAACCCGGCACATTCCCGCTGGCTCATGGGGCTCCCGCCCGAGTGGGACGCCTGCGCGCCTACGGCAACGCGATCAACGCGCAGCAAGCGCAGATCTTCATCGAAGAATGCATGAGGTGCATATGACCCAACAAGACGACATCACCCAGCGCTTGAACGAAATTCACGCCGACGCTGGCTATCTTTTCGGACGTGTCGCCGCCGATGGCGCTTGCGCCGGGGCAATGGCGGAAAGCGTGCGCGCCAGGATCGACGCTATCAAAGCGCTGCTGTCCCAGGTGCGCGCCCCTGTAGCCGATGAGCGGCAGGCCGTGGCGTATCTCGACCTGGGCGCGGGCGGCTATATGGACGTTGGCACCGACCTGACCGACAAGCAACTGGCCGCGCTGCCTAAAGGCCGGCACATGCTCGCCATCATCGGCACTCACGGCGTGGACGGGTATACCCCGGCAAGCGCCCCTGTAGCCGGGAAAACCAGGGAGTCCGTGGATTACGTTCGCGGCGGCGCGCTGAACTTTGACGCACACCCAGATGGCGCCCCTGTAGCCGGGGAGGCGGTCTACACGCTGAGGGTTAGAGGTGCGATCCAAGCCTGGACGCCGACCGCCGCCGCATTCTCGATTCCTGACGGCGAGCATCAACTGTTTCTCAGCCCTGCCGCGCCCCAGGCCAGCGAGTGTGAATGCTCCAGAAAGTCAAAGGCAGTTTCCGATAGCGAGGCCCAACTATGAAACCGAGCGACAACGAAATTGAAATGCTCGCCGCAGGGTTTGCCATTCAGCACAAGAACGGGCTCATCCGATTCGCTCATGCGTTGTTGGAAAAATACGCTTCGGCGCGGGCTATCGCCCTTGATGCCAGCACTGTAGTCGGGGAGGCGCAGCCGGTTGCTTGGTTCACCGATGACCACCTGATCGATAAATCGGCAACGACGTGGGATCGCACTGTCGCCGAGCGCTGGCGCGCGAAGGGCTGGTCCGTGCGCCCGCTGGTGTACGGCGATGCCGCGCCCCAGGCCAGCGCCGAGGACGTGCGCAATGCGGCGCCGGAGGAAGCGGCGGCGCTGTGCGAATCCTGGATGATGGCCAAGACTGCAACGCACCTTCAGGACATGGCGAATCAGACGATGCGACGCATGGCCGACTACATCCGCGCCCTGAAGCAGCCCCAGGCGGACAAGGACGGCGGGGGTGACGCATGAGCGAGATAAAAATCACCGTAGAAGGCCCGGTCGGGTCTGGGAAGAGCGCGTTGCTGGGAGAAATTGAGATCCTGTGCAAGGCTCTTGGTGTGCCTGTTCGATACGCCGATCCCGCAGCCGCTGCAAGTGAGAAGGCCATGACGCATGCCGACTGGATCACGTACCTAGAAATGTACAAGCCGTCCGTTGTCTTGCATGAGAAAGGCCCGGACCGCGCCGCCCTTTCTGCCCCCCAGGGAGCTACAGATGCGAACTGACCGCGAATTGCTTGAACTGGCTGCCCGTGCCGCGCTCGGCCACACAAGCATCCCACAACAGCATATCGAAATGGTCGAGAAAGGCTGGAACCCTCTGGAAGACGATGCCGCGGCGCTACGCGTGGCCGTGCGCCTATGGATGACGGTTCAGCGAAAGGTCGATCGCGCCATTGTTACCGCGCAAGACCCGCATTTCACCGAAACAGTGGAAGTGCCGTTCATCGCCGAGGATCAGGGCGAGTACATCGGCACCCGTAGAGCCATCGTCCTGGCCGCCGCGCAGATTGGGGCAGCTATGGATTCTGCCCCCCAGGCCGAACAAGGAGAGCGGGATGCGTGACCATATCCCCTACCCCACATCCTGCAAGGACGCCCAGGGCCGCGTATGGCGCGCCTACTCGGTCAAGTTCTACAGCCCGGACGGCTCCTACGAGTGCCACATTTCTGCCATCAGCGACGACCACGCCCGGCTGCAACTCGATGCCCTCAAGGAAACGGGCCATCTCACTGGGCAGACTTTGGAGATACACGATGAATGACCGCGAAATGTTGGAGCTGGCGGCGAAGGCGGCTGGGATGCCCCTTGGCGGTTGGGAGCCGTGTCCCGGCGGATTCTTCACCTATTCCCATCGTGGCAGCGACGAGAGAAAAACTTGGCTTCCCCTCACCGACGACGGCGACGCGCTGCGGCTGGCGGTGAAGCTGAATCTGTGGCTGCACGTCGAAGAATACGGCGCGTCAGCACGGCGCGCTGGTGGTGCCTGGCTGGGATGCGAGGCCCACCTGCATGGGGGCATTGAAGCGGCGACCCGCCGCGCCATCGTGCGCGCCGCCGCCGCTATCGGAAAGGAGATGTGATGGACCTCAAGCAACTTGACGCCATCGCCAAACGCAAGACTACGTGCCATACATGGGGGGAGACGGTTTCGATTAGCCGGGCGGAACGGGATGCGCTGCTGGGCATCTGCCGGCTGGTAGTCGAGAAGTTCACCAGCGGTAATGAAATCCCGGTCGAGCGAATTACCGTCAGGGCAGATGAAGTTAGCCAGTGCGGTTGCGCCGCCTGCCGACCTCACAGCGTTGAAATGCGCATGATCCTGTGCAGCACCTGCGGTAACAAGCGCTGCCCACACGCCACCGATCACCGAAACCCCTGCACCGGAAGCAACGAACCGGGACAGCCTGGAAGTGCCTACTAGTATCCGCATGGCTGCGGAGATTGGCAAGAATATGGAGAAAGTATGAAGGTATCCGAACTTCAAGGCCCGGAGCTTGACGCCTGGGTAGCCAAAGCCCACGGCATGGTCAGCATGGGATACCCCATCGCCAAGGGGAAGCCTTTGACCCAGTTCTGGGGCTACGACAAGCGCGAGGGTGTACATGCCGGGCCGCGGGTGGCCGTGGCCAAGTTCAGGCCCTCCACCGATTGGAGTTGGGGTGGCCCGATACTTGACGACGAGAAGATTGGTGTTCACTTCAGCGTTGGCGAGTTCTGGGTGGCCCGGACGGGCGAAGGCGGCGATCCAGACGCGTACTGCGTTGGGAGGGGGCCAACAATTCTTGTAGCTGCCATGCGCGCCTATGTAGCCAGCAAGTATGGAGAAGAAGTACCCAATGACTGACGCAATCCAGCGCCTGCTGGCCACCACGAAATCTGCATGGATGCCCGCCTAGCGCGGGCTTTGTTTTGGAGGCGATATGTTGAACGTTGCAGAGACTGCCGCCGCCCTGGGGGTGGCACAGCGCACCGTTTATGATCTAGCCGCCCCGGGTGGTCCTATCCCCTGCCACCGCATCGGGCGCCGGATCCTATTTTCCCGTGAAGACCTCGCGGAGTACCTTGCATCATGCCGATATACCGAGATAAAGCGCGTGGTTGCCTCGTCTTTGAGTTCGACCGTCTCATTGAAGGGCAACGAGTGCGCGCTCGAAAAACTCTTCCAAAGTCGTGGAGTAAAGCCCAAGCTGACGCCTACGACCGCAAAGAGTCGGCGCGCCTCTACGCCGTTGCAACTAGTGTCGAACGGCCGCAGTTCCTGATCGAAGATGCTGTTGCCATCTACGTCAAGGAGCGCGTAGGCGATCTGAAGTCGGGCGATATCATCGTGCGGGAGTTGGCTCAGATGATGTGGGCCTACAAGGGGCGCCCCATAGGAGATTTGGCCGCTGTCTGCCGGGAGTATGCGGACAAGGCGGTCAAGGAGAAAGATGGGGAGTTGTCTCCGGCCACCAAGCGCAACCGCATACGCTATTTGGTTAGCGCCTGCCGGTACGGCTGGAAGCGCCACGGGATGGCCGAGCATGACCCGGCTGAGCGGGTGCTGTTGCCTGTGGTCAGGAACGAGCGCCAGTTCTACACCGACCGGCGCGGGATGCTCCAGATAGCCAGGGCATGTCAATGCCGGGCAAGCCGTGCCGCGATCCGCGTTTCGTTCTACAGCGGCATGCGGATGAGCGAGGTCATTACCGCTGAACGGGCGGATGGGCTGTTCAAGCTGGCCGACACCAAGAACGGCACGCCCAGGTTCATCCCTATCCACCCCAAGGCGCTGGCGGCCTCTAAAGTGCCCCTGCGGGACAAGTGGCACATGAGCAAGCAGTTCAAGGCGGCGGCGCGGGAAGTCGGCCTAGGCCACCTAAGATTCCACGACCTACGGCATAGCGCCGCGAGCGAGATGATCAACTCAAAGGTCGATCTGTACACCGTGGGGGCCGTCCTGGGCCACAAGTCGGCAGCGAGCACCAAGCGCTATAGCCACCTGGCCACCGAAACCATCGGACACGCCGTGGCGAAGATTGGCAAAAAATCCCCCAACCAAAAGAAAACGCGGGCTGCGTAA